GTCCGGATCGAATCGGCCAACTCGTCGAGCGCCTGCTCGGTGAAACGGGTGCGCGGCGGAACATTCCGGCCGGGTTTTGCGATCGTGAGGAGGTTTGCGTATTTGAAACAGGACTACATTTGCGCCGGGCCGCTGACGGAGGATGCTCTGACCGGGGCGGTGTCGGACTTTTTGTACCGGGTCCGTCCCCACAGAGAGCGGCTGTGGGACTACTACGAGGGTCAACAGCCCGTGCCCAAGGGCGAGGCCGTCCGGGGACGGCCCAACAATCTGCTGCGGGTCCCATTCCCCCGCTATATCACGGAGGTGCAGACCGGGTATTTCCTTGGCGTGCCCCCTACCCTTTCCTACGAACGCCCGGAGGAGGGGCGGATCTATGCCGATCTGCCCATGGATCATCTGCTCTTTGACATCGGCCGGGACATGAGCATCTGCGGCGAGGGCTTCGCGCTGGTGTGGCTGGAGCAGTCCGGCGTGCGGGTGTGCCGGTGCGACCCCCTCACCTGCTTCGGCATCCGCGGCGGCGAGGCCGGTGAACCGCTCCGCGCCGCCGTCCGGCTGTTCAAGCGCCCGGACGACACCGTATGCGGGATGCTCTACGAGGAGGAGCGGATCACGCCCTTCACATGGGACGGTCAGCGGGTGGCTCTGGGCGCGCCGGAGGAAAATCTGCCGGGGCATCTGGCGCTGGTGCCCTTCAACAACAACTGCCAGACCTGCGGCGATTTCGAGATGGTGACGGGTCTGATGGACGCGTACAACCTGCTGCTCTCCGGGGCCATGGACGATATGCAGTCGGTGGCCAACGCCTTCCTCGCCCTGTACGGGATGCAGGGAACGACCCAGGGGGACATCGACGAGGCCAACCGCACCCGCATCCTCTCTTTGGCAGAGGGGGGCCGGGCGGAATTCGTGGTGAAAAATCTGAACCACGAGGCCCTCGCCCAACTGGAGAGCAATCTGCGCCGCAGTATTCTGGAACTGAGCATGACGCCGGATCTCTCCGATGAGCGCTTCGCCGGGAACGCCTCCGGCGTGGCGATGCAGTACAAGCTGTGGGGCATCGAGCAGGTGCGCCTTGCCAAGGAGCGCTGCTTTCTGGACGGCCTGCACCGGCTGCTGACGGCACTTTCCGGCGGCTTTGCCCTGCTGGGGACGCCGGTGGCGCTGGAACAGGGGCGGGTCACGTTTTACAAGAATCTGCCGCAGGATCACACGGCGCTGGCGAGCACGCTGCTGTCCCTCTCTCCCCTGCTGTCCAAGCGCACCATTCTGGAACAGCTACCGTGGGTGAAGGACGCGGAGGAGGAACTGCGGCGCAAGGCCGAGGAAACCATGGAGACGGAGGAGTAATATATGAACGAAGAAGAAAAGCAGGAGTTAGAAACTCTGCGGGCGGAAAAGCTCCGCCGGGAGCAGGTGGAGCGGGCCAGAGCCGCCTTGGAGCGGGGCGGCGTGCCCCAGTCCTTCGCATCGCTGCTGGCGGGGGGCGACGACGGCGACACGGACCGCCGGACGGAGGAATTCCGCGCGGCGTATCAGGCGTCTCTGGCGGAGGACGTGAAAAGCCGTCTGCCCGCTTCTGCGCCGGTGGTGACGGCTCCCCTGCCCCAGCGCCCCAGACGGGGCATTCGGCGTCTGAGATAGGAGACGGGCTATGAATATTCAGGGAAAGTATACGAACAAGGGCCTTGCGCTGACGGCGAAAACCGCCGCGGGGGCCTGCCTGCGGGTGACCCGCGTGGTGGGCGGAAGCGGACATACCACGGACGTCCCCAACGCCGTCCAACTGCCAGAGATCCGGCAGACGCTGGCGGTGGGCGAGGCCCGCTGTACCGGGAACACTGCCGTTCTGCCCGTGACGCTGGCTGCGATGGCACTGGAGGACTCATACACGCTGACGGAGCTTGGCATTTATGCGGAGGATCCCGACGAGGGAGAGATCCTGTACTGCGTCTACCGATTGGATGAACCGACGACCATTCAGGCCGGGAGTGACACGGTGCTGCGGTTTTATCTGCGCCAGACCGTCAGCAAGGACGGCGGCGCAGAGGTGCTCTGCTCCCCTGTCGGTCTTATCACTGAAAGCGACTGCGCGCCTGTGCGGAAGATGGTGCTGGCTGTCGGCGCGCCCCAACGTTATGTCACCGTGCCCGCGTCGGAGCTGCAAACCTATCTCGATGCTCTCCCTCGTCTGCTGACTGAACATCATGTCATCACTCTCAGAGGAACGAATTCAAACATTGTTTCTGTGAAGGACTTCTATGGCTGCGGGAGTCTCACGCTTCGTGCAGACAAGGTCGGTGACTGCGTGTTTACAAAGGATGTCATAGTGGGGAATTGCAGTATTCCGGTGATAATGGAAGGGCTGAAATGGGAGTTAGATGGAACGGCAAGTCCCGAAACATATTGCATTAGCTGCCGCGATAGCACGATATATGCAAATATATGTTCCTTTAACGGCCATGCCAAGACGGGGAGAGGTGTGGTCTCTTGGGGCAACTCATCTGCTGTGCTGGCGGGATGCGCACTTCATAATTTGGAGATCGCAGTTGAGGCCAGCTGGGGCGGTCGCATTGGAGTTTATGGAGAAGATCCGAAAACGGAATGCAGTGGCAATACGATTGGAATCTACCTTCGTCAAGGTGGACTTGTGCTGTTGGGGGATCTCGTCCCGGATCTATTGGGTGGCACATACAACGAAAGAAACAGAATGAACGCCATTATTAAGGGCGGGAAATTCGTCTGAGGTGAACTGAAATGACGCTATATTTATATAAAATCGGGACAGAGAAGCCGGTACTGACCGTTGAAAATGCGCAGAGTTACACGGCGGACAGCGTGACGGCGGCAGACGGCACGCTGTATGAACCACTGGCGGAGAACTATGAACTGTCCGGCAAGGCGGATTGTTCGGAGACTCTGCGAGCAGATTACCGCGCGGCGCATCCCACACAGGAAACCCGTTTAGAGGAACTGGAGGAGCTGATGGCGGCGCTGATGTTCGGAGGTGAGGAAGCATGACGCTGAAGCTGAAGCTGCTGTGCCGTGTGGTGCGGCGCAGAGTGGAGCGGGGCGAGGATTTGTCCGAGGTTTTGAAAGACTATCCCCGCCTGACGGCGGAACAGAGAGCGGAGATTGTCAGGGCGTTGAGCGGTCGATAAAAACGGATATAAAACAGGAACGGCGCATCTCCCTTTTTCGGAGGTGCGCCGCTGTTTTTGAGCGAAAATCATAAAACAAGGCGAGTTTATTGAATTTGCGCTTCATTTTTTGAAAAAATGTGCTACACTGGATAAAATGGAGCACGGTTCCGCTGACAGATAGATGAAAAATCGCATCGGCTTCCATGGGGAAGCAGTATGGAGCACAGGATTCGGATGAGGGAGAGCAATATGGTACTGAGTAAAGTGGAAAAGCCTGCCATTGAAGCGGTGCTGGCGGAAGCAAGCGCGGCGAAGCTGAAGGAACTGGCAAAGAATTACTATGTCAAGGGCTACTCCAAAATGAACAAGCCCGCGCTGGTACAGGCGGTGAGCGCCGCCCTCCGGGAGCCGGGGCGCATGGAGGAGCTTCTCTACATCATCGACCAGCCGACTTTCCTGCTGTTTAGGCGGGCGGCAAGGAGCCGGGAGCCGGTGAAGGTGAAGAAGGCCCTGCCCGAGCAGTGCAGCCTGCTGGAGGATCTCGGCTACATTGTCTGCGATGCTTCTCAGGAGGATCTGATCGTGACGGTTCCCACTGAGATCAGCAAGGTGTTTCATCAGCTGGAGCGGGAAGGCTACACGGAGAGAAAGACGCGCTACGATCTGCTGGACGGTTATGCCATGGCCGCGGTCCATCTGTACGGCGCGATCAGCCAGCCGGATCTTGTGGACATCTTCAACCGTCAGAACAGTCAGCCCACCTCAGAGGAGGAACTGTTCCCGGCTTTGCTCCGCCATGTGGCCGTGGGCGCACCCTACTGCTTCTGGGAGGAGTATATCGTCTGCGGAGAGTTCGAAGAGAATGGCTTCGAAGATGTGCGGGATCTGATGCGCCAATGCGGCGGCAAGCCCCGGTATATTCCGGAAAAGGACGAACTGCTGCGCTATGCCGACTGGAACTACTATGAGCGCACACCGCAGATGGATGCCCTGACCGCCTTTTTGATGAACGAGGGGCATCAGCCCCGCCGGGACGCAGAGGAGATCGCCGGGGAGATCCAATACGCCTGCGTCATTGAAGCCGACATGGAGCAGGTCTACGATATTCTGGGCGACTATGACATGGAGCTTGACGGCAGTGCCGTCGAAGCCTTCGTGAAGATGATGATGTCCGTCAAGAACAACACCCGGCTCTGGGCCAACAAGGGCTACACGCCCAACGAGCTGGCCGCGCTCTATTACCGGGGCGCGCCGACAGCGGACGGGACCGGCAGAAAGAAAATCGGCCGGAACGATCCCTGTCCCTGCGGCAGCGGAAAGAAGTTCAAAAAGTGCTGCGGACGATAACGGAAGCATCCCCCTTCCCTTTTGACAGCAAAAGATGTAAAGGCATTACACTATACAAACAACAGCAGAGGACGTATGCCCTCTGCTGTTGTTTTTTTGATAGCGGATGAGATGAACGATTGGGCAGCCGTAAAGCACCTCAGCCCGTCCAGTCGGAACGGGTTTCCCGCACGTCAACATGGGTGAAGCCCTGTCCGGCGTATACACCCACGCCGCCCCAGTCCGGCATGAGCTGCCGCGCGTAGGCCGCCACCGCTGCCGGGGTCTGGCCACGCACGGAAATGTCAGCCGCCGTGCCGTAGCAGTGCTGGCTGTGGGCCGCGCCGCCCACCTTGGCGTTGTACTGGGGCGTCCGGTAGGCGCTGTGGATGACCACCGGGGCGGCAAAATGGCTGCGGATGCTCTGCAAGACCATCACCAGCCGGGGGGCGGTCAGAACGGCGTCGGAGCCGTCCTTGCAGGCAAATTCTTTCACGGTGAAGTTGGCGGACAGCTTTTTGCCGCCGTCCTTCGTCTTGGAATAGGCGTTGATCTCGACCATAGGTTTTTCTCCTTCCAGTTCACTTGTTTTTTTACGTTTCAGTTTCCAGACGAGGAAGAACGGGATCCCCCGCCCGTCCCCGGTGAAGCCCTCCCCTGCTGCATCCATGAAGCAGGTGCTCCCACCTCCGTCCATCATGATGGCGTTGTCCCAGCCAGAGGACGATAGCAGGTCACGGAGTTGCTCCGGCGTGTGCCGCTCCCGGCTCACATAGTAGGCGAACCGCCCATCCTTGGTGCCGATGGCTGTCCGGGGAGCACGGTAGCGCATATCCGCTCCGCAGGTGACGGGGCTGATCTTCTTCCCGCCGATGATGAGGTGGACGCACTCCATGTAGTTCGCGTCCCCGTTGGGCACAGCCTTCACGCCAAAGTCCGCCGGGGTGTTCCAACTGACGGCCCACGCCTGGTAGTCAGGGGCCTTGCGGACCATCCCGTCTGCCTTCAGGTGACAGGCCGGAGACAGATCCCGCAGAAAGATAGAGCCGTTGCAGATAGCGTCCCCGCCCGTCTCCGCCAGCATTTTCCGCAGGTTGGCCGGGGTGGAGCGGAGACGCTTCCGGTTGAAGTAGATCTTCAAAAATTGGAGGTCGGAGAGCGGGACGGCGCCCGCTCTCGTGCTCATGTGCGGGCCTCCGTACCCTTGCCCTGATCGCCGGTCTGGTGCAGCGCGTCCAGCATATTTTTCACAAAGGCCGGGTACGGAACGCCCATCACCGCCGTGTTTTCCAATACGGAAAGGCCCTCGTTGGCGACGAAGAACAGGCACACCGCGTCCCGGACGAAATCGCTGTGGGTGGCCTGATCCAGCAGCGCCGCCATCCACACCAGCGACAGCATGACGCCCTTTTTCACCAGTCCCTTGTAGCTGGCCTTGGAGTCCAGCGCTCCGGTCTTGCTCTTTGCCGACTTGTGCCAGACGGCCGCCACCAGCCAGCCGGTGACGTAGTCCAGCGCCATGAAGCAGATCAGAACTTTGAGCGCCACATCCCAGCCTCCCAGCGCCTGAGCGACGGCGGAGCCGGCCGTGGCCAGCACCGCCAGCACCGTGTTTTTCATTTGTGTCAGATTCATCGGATTCCCCCTTTTGTTGATTCGGACGCTGAACGTCCTCTCTGAACAGTGTACCTGCCGCCGTGGGCGGCCCGCTGGGTAAGCGGTTCAGTTTTTGGGTTCAATTCGGGGGAGAGTACGTCAAAAATGGGCCTCTGCAAAAGTAGGAATCCCAGACCATCAAGGATGATTTGGGATTCCTGTTTTTCAATATTGATGCAGGTGGGATAAATTGCTCTATTATGCCTTTTTACATGGTACGGATGTTATCATTTTCCCAAACTCACATCGATAATCAAGATATTTTTCCATCCGGGTCAAGTCAATTTTCTCATCAAGGTAATCTTTTGGATTTATAGAAATAATCAGCTTGCTTGCTAATTTTTCATCGCACTGGATAAAGAAATCAACTGTCTGTTGAAACACATCTTCCTTTGTTGCCCCTTGGATTGCAGCGCGTCCAGAACCAAGGAGCGGAATGCACAGATTGTCATAGTGTCCCATCCGCTTAATTGCATCAGCTACAGCTGTCAGCGCAATGCTGACATGTTCAATCGACTGACCGATGGGCTTACCATATTCGTTTACATCATTTATTGCAACGAAATAGAAGTGTTTCCCCTTTCGGTCGATTTTTGCAACTGTACCGATTGGATATTTTATGACTGGGCCAAAACAATCAGAAGTGAGAAGTCCTTTAATTTCCTGACTGTTAAGGCTCTTGCTTATCAACCCGTCAAGATCATGCAATTTCCCATTAAAATACTTGAGTTGGAACCGTCCTTGGACACTGTTTGGACTGATATACTCGTTATCCATCTGAGTGCGGAAAAAAGTATTTGTGGGGATAACGTAGCTATTGGCAGTTCGATTTTGAAAAATGTCTTTAACACTAATTGCAATTTGAATATCGCAGTTAGATACCTTTTTGCAACAATTGACCTTCTTACGATTATGCAGGCAAGAACTGAGCAGGCTGACGATTAGTACAGTTTTCCAATGCCCTTTTATCAAACGCTCCAGTATGTCATATCCCGTGAGATCCTTAAGCAAAACGGCCGCTGCGAAAAAAGATGACACATAGCCAATAGCAGTATAGACTAACTTCCATATGGCTTTTGGCGTGCATGCTGCTCCGGTAACTGATTTAAGTAGGACTTTTATTTGATCAATCATATCCCAATGCTTTCTTGATATGAGCATAATTTCCAACCTTGGTTCCAAGTGCGTTTCGTGTCCAGAAAGGGTAAGCTTCTGATTCGTAACCGCTCATATAAGAAGGAAGCCACCCCGGCTGCTTGTTTAGAGAATTGTAAACTATGATGATTGGTTTATCTTTCCGCTTAGCTTGACGAAACTCGTGCTCAAGGTAAGAGTATGTATTAATGTTGCCTAGATCATCTTCCGGGCGGGGAATTGAAACGGTACTCCATTTACAAGTTTTAACTCCATTGGGGTTTTGCTTATAGGGCGTGCAATCGCAACCAGCCCCATCGCTGAAGCGTTTACATATACTTCCAGCAGTTCGGGATGCTGTCTTATCTCCAATAATGATAATCACCGCTGAAGACACATTGATCTGAGAATTGAATTCTTTTTTCAAATCACAAGGCCTGCAATTTGGATCTTCCGAAACACTCCCTGAAACAACTTCGGCTGTGTCAATGTAATCGACTTTGTGAAGAGCGTCGTTTCCCCATTTGTGGAGCTCATCCACAACCTCACGATCTCCGTTTGATTCAGAATAATCTGCGCTGATGTAAACCCTCTTGCTCATATTTTCCTTCTTTCTAAGTGTTTATCTTTAATAATTGCCTTTACAAGGAAGACGCTATGTATACAATGCAGGCCATGGCGTCAACTTGTGTCCCTGCAAACATTATCTGAACGATTCTGGGAATTTTTGATGGAGGCTGTTGGACTTGGCCCGGTGGCCGCATACGTGTGAGGCGTAGCCAAGTGGTGCGAATAGATGAATCATTTTTCGCACTGGTTTGCGGCTTTGGCAAACGGATCACGATCTCTGCTGATTCGAATCCCAGCGGGACGGTTTATCTGCACCCTCTTTGGGCGTTCAGCAGGCACTCGGCGAACAGAAAGTCGGTGGGGTTGTCAATATCCACGGAGCGTTCCGCGGACATGATATAGGCGTAGCAGCCGTCACCGTACAGACTGCCGGTGCGGAGGAAGTGCTCCGTTTTCACAAGATAGACGGCGCCGTTCATACGGTAGTAGGTTTCCAGCTCCTGCCGACGCTTATTGCCGTCGGCACGGATGAACGCCCGCATACTGCCGTCCGGCGGGAGGGTGTTGCACCAGAGCGGAGAGTGCTCCATCTCGCAGACGGAAACGACGCTTTCCGCCTGCTTTTCCTCCATCACGCCGAAGGCCGCGCGAATATCATCGGCGGTACGCAGGGGCGAGGTGGGCTGAAGGAGCATGAAGGCGTCAAAGCGCTGTCCCATTTCCTCGTAGCGGCGCAGCACCTCCCGAATGGCGTCCTCGGAGGAGGCGGTGTCGGAGGAGGTCTCGGCGCTGCGGAGGAACGGCTCGTCCGCGCCGTACTGCCGGGCGATGTCGGCGTAGCGCTCCGAATCGGTGGAAACGTGAACGGTGTCGAACAGCCCGGAGGCGAGGGCGGCTTCGATGGAATAGGCCAGCAGAGGCTTGCCGTTCAGCGGCCTGATGTTTTTGTCCGGCAGGCCCTTGGAGCCGCTGCGGGCGGGAATGATGGCAATGGAACGCATGATGCCTCCTTACTCCATGACCGGGAGGTCATAGAAGGTTTTTTTCGTGTTATGAGGGGCGCTGCGGAGGAAGCGCAGCAGCTCCGATAGGATCTTCTTCGAGGTGCGGCCATCGCCAAAGGGGGAATCGGTATTGGCGGCGACGGCCTTGAATTCCGGGGTCATGGCCTTTTTCATAGCCGCCGTGACCGCCTCTCGCTCCGGCGGGCAGTCGATGACGCTTTCAGCGCGCATCCGCCCCTTCTGGCGGTCGCCGATGTTGACCGTAGGGATGTGCATGGCGGGGGCCTCCACGATGCCGCTGGAGGAATTACCCAGTGCCATTTCCGCGCCCTTGAGGGCGGAGAGATAGCGCCGCATCCCAAGGGACGGCACCACCAGCCAGTTTTTCCGGCTGACACCCTCGGCCTGCCAGATGGCGTTGATGGCCCGCCCGCCGGCATCCGCGTTGGCCAGTGTGACGATATAGGACATGGCGGGGAACACGTCCATGGCGGCGATCAGCTCGTGGAGCTGCCGCTCAGCGGTGTTGTCCTCCAGCGTGACAGGGTGGAAGGTGACCACGCTGTAAGGCCCGGCGGTCAGGTCAAATTGCAGGCTTTCCGACAGCTCCTCCACGGAGAGGAGGGGCGTGTTCAGACAGTTTTCAACGCCCGGCTCCCCCACGTTGAACACCCGCTCCGGGGACTCCCCCATTTGGATGATCCGCCTGCGGGACTGCTCGCAGCCGGGAAAATGCAGCGTGCTCATTTTGGTGACGCTGTGGCGGATGGCATCGTCCACCGCGCCCTCGGTCACGTCGCCGCCGGAAATATGCGCGATGGGAATGCCGGAAAAGTGGGCGGCGATGGCTGCAGCGAAGATCTCATAACGGTCCCCCAGCACCACCAGAAGATCGGGACGGCGGGCGGAGAAATAATCGGCAAAGGCGCTCAAGGCCGCGCCGGTGGCGCGGGCCATACCGGCCTTGCTGTCATCGTCCAGCGGAAAGGGCACGCTGTCATAGGCAAAGCCGTCGCGCGTCAGCTCATCCACCGTGCCGCCAAAGGCGGCGCTGAGGCGGCCGCCCGGGGGGGGGGCCGCT